ACTAAATATGAAAACAACGCCGATACAAATGCTTTTACTGATGCTGAGCAAACTAAACTAGGCTCAGGCTTTGGTGATGCTGTAGGAGCCGAAACTGCTCTTACAGGTATAAAGTCAATAGAAGACATAGTAACTTTAAATACTGATATAACGAAGCTGGACTATGAAGCAACAGATTACTGGATACAAGGAAACAAATATACCTTTGCTGGAGCAACAGCACTAGCACCTACAATAGGAACAGGCGACTCTTCTACTTGGGTAGGCTTAGACTCATCAGGTTTAGTATATAGTGAAGAAAAGTTTACAGATACTCAACTTAGAGAAACAGTATTACCTTTAGCTAGAATACAAACGGTACAAGGTCAAACAGGTGCAGGGAGTGACCTACAAACTCCTGTTCATCTTACTTATTCAATAGGTGAAGATGGTTTTGTTGATAGAGAATGGGTTGAAAATTGTGTGGGAGCTTTATATGCTAGTGGAGGTAAGTTCTCTGAGAATGCTACTTCGTTTCAAGTAAATCAAGCAGAAGGAGCATTTCATAATGCACAGCGAAAGCATATAGATATTGCAGCAAGTAATAGTATAGAGGCATCTGAGGTTTATAATATTTCAGGAACTCCCACAGTTCAAACTAGGGCAACATTAGTTATTCCTAAGTATTATGATGATGGAACTGATATTGTAGCTTTAGGTGCAACAGAATGGGCTTCTCATACATTATTAAGAAGTCCTAAAGCTGAAGACCTATTCTTTCTTGTTTACTCTAGTGAAGCATATACATCAAAAGCTATTGCTGAAGCACAAGCAGGTGATTTTGGTATATTCCAAAGTCAATCTATCTCTGGATTAATACCTGTTGCAAAGTTTATAGTTAGTGGTGCTTCTACTAATATTGACCTTGTAAAAAATGTATTTCCATGTTTACAGGGATGTAAAGAACCTATTATTGGTACAGCAACACAGCAAGATATTTATGACAATTCAACAGACCCTGAGATTGTAACTGACTCTACAAGAGGTGCATTAACTATTAAACGAGGAAGTGCTTCTGATGCAGATGATGTTGTTGAAGTATTAAACGGAAGTGGAACAAAAGTATTCAGTGTTACTGGTGAAGGCAAAGTTGAAGGTGATGGTTCATTACTGACTAATCTTCCAGCAGCAGATGTAACAGCAGGTCAAGGTGTAACATACTATCCTGGTGATACAATTGTAAGTGGAGATAATTACAATTTAGCTACATCACCAGAAGGTGGAACGGAAGTTGAAGTACAGGCAGTAGCAAATAGTACAACATCTCCTGTATTTATGGAGCGATATGTCTCAGACCAACTAGGGGGGGATGTAATTAACGCTGGTGCATGGTCAATCAATACATATGCTTCAGTAAGTAGTGATGTAGGTATAAGTGAAATTAAGGCTCGTATTAATAAAGCAGTAGAAATGGCTGGAACTGTAACATCAACTGGAACTGGGTTAACTAGGACTTTTACAGCTAGTGAAGCTGGAACTTTTGTAGCAGGGGATGCTGACGCCTCTGTTTTAAATGCTACATTAATTCAAACTCCAACTGAAACATTCTGGATTGATACATATATTTCAGGTACTCAGGTTACCGCAACTTCTGATAATGTAGGATATACTAATGAAACAGGGGTAGCTTTCTCTAATTTCTATAAACTGTTTGAAGTAACAACAGATGAAATAAATAGTACAGACCATATTTTATACGAAGGGAAAACAGTACAACCAGAGTTTGCTATTGACCCTACAGATAGGATTTTAGTTGCATATTTTGCGGTTGCAACTACATCGGGAGATAAAACATTATCTTTCTATAAGAATGGTCAAGACCACTATTCAAATATTGTATCTCCATTAATATATAGACACAATAACTTAGATGGATTAAATGAGGGAGATTATCAGCATCTTACAGCAGTACAATTAGCTATTGTAAATGCTACAAGTAATACTAATACTGGTGACCAATCAGATATGACTAATATAAGTGATACTAAAGCTAATTTTAATACTTCTTGTAGCGATAATAATTTTGTCTTCACAAGTGAAGTAAATACTAGTGCTGTAACAAGCGTAACATTCAATGCTGACGGTTCAATGACCATAGTAACACCATAAGGATAAATAATGGCAATACATAACTTTAGAACAGATGCTCAGCAAGGTATTATAGATGATGCTCAAGATGTAGCTATTGGACTTAAAGCTCCACAAGCAACTACGTATACTAAGGCAGAGTCAGCAATCACAGTTGAAACAATATCAGAAATGCAATTGTTAGAAGCAGTAGCTGGGATGGTAGCAATAGTAAAAGATGTACTAAGAGGTGGAATTTTCAACTATGATGGTACTCAGTCGGCGGTTGATAATGGTGGTACTATTATAGATGGTTGGGTTCGGCAGTATAGCGGTGCAATTGATGTTAAGTGGTTTGGTGCAGTGGGGGATGGAACAATAGATGACAGCAATGCTATTCAGAATTGTTTTAATGCAGTAGTAGATAATAGTTCTATATTAATTGAAGATGGTACTTTTTTAATAGGAACTAAAGATATTCAAACACTAGGTTATGATACTTCCAATTCTACCACTGGTATTTTTGTTAGAAATAAAAATAATCTGTCTATACGTGGTAATGGTAAGTTAATAGTTGATGATTATATTACACCTATTCAATTTGTAGACTGTATTAATCTTAATATTTCTGATATTGGAGTAGAAGGTTATGGTCAATCAAACGGTGCTTGGAGTGGATTGAATGCTGAGACAAGTTGCCACTTACTTAGATTTGGTGGAGGAACAGTTACATCAGGTGGTGGATTAGATGATGTAAACACAAACGCTTGTTTAACTGTTAAGGTAGATGGAGTAAGAGTTGAAGAGTCTACTAGATACGGTATATCATTTGAAACTTGTGAAAATATTGAAGTTACAAATAGTTTTAGTGGTACTAATGATTGGTCAGGTATATCACTATGGAGTACAGATAGGGCAATTATTAAAGGTAATACTATTATAGACATGAATGACCATGATACTGGTGGAAACTCGTATGGTGTATCATGTAGTAGAAATATAAACAGTTCATATTGTAATGATGTAACAATCGTAAATAATTATATAGAAGATACAAAATGGGAAGGGATTGATACACACGGAGGCTCAAACTATGTAATAGCAGACAATATAGTTAAAAATGGTGCCAATGGTCTACTTAAACGAAATGCTGGTATTGCTATTGTTAGTGGTAGTTCTGCTAGTTTTTCTAATGTATTAGTTAATAATAATGTTGTATATAATACAGAAACAGCAGTAGAGACTGGTATAGGTATTATTGTGTCAGGTGATACATCTACAACAAGAGGCGACAACGTAGTAGTAAGTAACAATATTTGTTACGGAAATAGAACTGAGGGAATTAGAATAGCCTCAATAGATAATGCAACTATCTCTGGGAATATATGCCACTCAAATAGAAGAAGTGGTCTATATATTAATTATACATTTGATGTTTCTATTACTGATAATATTTTTGATGGTAATGGTGGTCATGCTGACGTGTATGATGCGGGTATATATTTAAGTAATGGTGCAGTCGGTAACAACAGAGTACAAATGAGAGCAAACACATTTGTATCTAAAGAGACAGCAAATCAAGTAAATGGAATATATTTTAGTGCATTAGGAACAATCACAGACATTACTATATCAGACAATATATATGAGGGAATGACAACTGATGTGAAGCAAACGAGTGCAGATAGTAGTGAAATAAGAGATGATACAAATTATGATGGTGTTGATTATACAGATGCTCTTGCAGTAGGAGCAAACCCAACAGCAAAGCTATTCTATGATGGAACAATTATAGGCTCTACTGACAATGGTGATTATACAAGACATACTAATGGGGATTTAATTTGTAGACAAACTAGCACTACATTAAGCACAACTTCAAATGCGGGTGGTAATATTTTCTTTTCACCTGCAAATAGTTTTACATTTCCTGTGGAGTTTGCAGCACAGCCTGAAATAACACCTTTTGTGGACTCTACTGGAGGATATATTTGGGGAGTACTTTCAGCAAACACTTTACTTGTTTCAGGGGTACAACTTAGAGCTATGGGTGATGTTGCAACAAGAACGGGGTATTTAGGGTATATAGCTAAAGGAAGGTGGAAATAATGAAAAGATTTTATTGTACAGATAAAAGAGGGCAAGAAGTAGTTGAAAGTGATACTACAATTATAGATACAGATGAAAGAGTAGCTAATTTTTTTACAGGTGTGCCTACTCCTGAGAAGGGTATAGGGTATAAAAGAGATTTTGATATAAATGGTCTTCCAATATTAGTTTCTTATGTTGTTAATGTAGAGGATAATTTCTACTCAAAGTATTTAGATGTACCAGATGTAGATGGAATATATCAGCCAGATGTAACTACTATACAATCTAGGACAGAAAAAGCTTTAATAGCTCACTTCAAAGTATTATATTTAAAAGTAATTTCTGACAAGTTAGAGGTACTTAAATATGACAGTTTAACAACTGTTAAGCTATGGGAAGGTGATGCTGACTTTGGTACGGAAGCTTCTAAAATACTTAACTGGTATAAAAACATTATCAATAAAAATATACTTATTGAAGATACTGTAAAAGCTGGTGAGAAGTTTAAAACTGCTTGGGTTAATGTGATACCTACTGATGATGAGTATTTAGCTGAAATAAATGCGATTGTGTTCTGATTATGAAATATATTGAATATACAGCAATCTTACTATGGACTATCATTAGAAAGATAGTTGGTATTCCAATAACGATGATGGTTCTTCCATTTAGAAGTTATGCTAGAAATGTAGTATATAACTATGTATTGCAGAATAATGTATATCTTCAAAGACTACTTGAAAGACCACTTACTGAGGTGGAGCTTATTGGTAAAATCTCACACTATGAAATAGCTCCTTATCACAATACAAATGGTGGATATATAAAATATAGAAAGATAAGCTATACAGAATACAAACTTGCCTATTGGTTAATATGGGGTTGGTTGGACGATGACAGTAATCAAGATACATATGATAGTGGATATAATGATACTATTATAGGTGGTGAAAGACTTACTTGGTTAGGCAATGGAATTAAAACTTGTTTACAAAGAGATATAAATAAAGCTAAGGTATATGGTAACTCATTTGATTTAGGTGATAAAAGAGCAGAACATCCTTTATTTGGTTTTTGGAGTACATTGTTCTGGTCTATAAGAAATACTTCATATAATTTCAAATATATGCAAATGGAAAAACATATTAGTGATAAGAATATATTTATGGTAGAATTGGGTAAATGGAAATTCGGTTGGAAACAAGATGAATGGAATACAGATAACTTTAGCTTCGTAGCTTTTGGTTGGGATTAAAAGGATAATAGATGGGTTTCTTAAGTGCAATAGGAAGTATATTTTCACCAAGTTCAGCAGATAAAGCTGTAGATGGAATATACAATGGAATTGATAATATGTTCTATACAGATGAAGAGAAGGCTGTAGCACAACAAAAGAGAATAGAGACTAAGTTAAATCTATTGCCTTTGTTTGAACCATTTAAGATAGCTCAGAGAATAATAGCTATATCATTTACTATTAACTTTATACTTGCTTTTTGGGTAGGTGTTGCAATATACTTTTATAACCAAAAACTACTTGATGGTTATCTAGCTATCATTGCAACATTTAATATTGGTTGGATAATGATGGCTATTATTACTTGGTATTTTACAGGAAGTCTTGTAACATCAATTACTGGTAAAGACTCAGCAAGGAAGGATAAATAGATGGAAGAAGCTATTAGCATGAAAGATATATTCTATATAGGTGGTGGTATATTTACAATGACTGGTTCATACCTTTCTGTTAAATATCAAGGTATGTCAAATACAAAAGATATAGAAGCTGTCAATAAGTCTAATAAAGAACAATGGAAAAAGATTGATGTTGCCAGTGAAGAGATAATATCTATTAGAGAAAGAATAGTTCAAGCTATAGATATGGAAACTGCTGAAAAGAAGTTTGTAACTAAAGAGATGTTTGATTTAAGAATGAAGCAATTTGATGTAGACCTAAAACAAACAAAGGGTATAGCTCAAAATACTTTAGATGCTGTTCAAACACTAAGTAGCACAGTTGCAGGTTGTAGGGCTAACTAATGTTAATAGAATTAACTAGACTACAAGATAATGGTAAATCTACTATAGGTGTTATGAAGCTTGATGGTATATTTGAAGCGTTCTCACTAGAGGATACCTTCAATGAGTCTAAGATAGATGGGAAGACTAGAATACCAGATGGTGAGTATAAGATTAAACTTCGTAATGAAGGCGGTATGACTAAACACTATAAAGCTAAGTATGGAGACGAACATGAAGGTATGTTACACTTGCAAGATGTTCCTAATTTTAAGTATATTTATATCCATACTGGTAATAGTCATGAACATACTGATGGATGTATTCTTATAGGAACTGCTTGTAATTCTAACAAAGACAGACAGACAGTGACAGGTAGTGTTTTGAAGTATAAGAAGACTTATGCTAAAATACTAGATGCAATTAAGAATGGTGAAGATATTACCATCAAGATAAGTTAAGGAGATAAAATATGGCAGCATGGATATACCCACTAACATCAAACATAACTGGTGCTACTAAAGTAAAAGAAGCAGATGATAAACTACAAGCAGCAATGGATGATTTGACTGATTGGGCTAACAACGAAGGCGATTATGCTGTTGGTGAAAGTAAAGAAGGTGAAGGTGCTACATTAAACTATGACACTTTAGCTAATATGACTGACACTGACACTGCTGCTGTAGCTGATGAATATGGATTGATATATAACTCTGTTACATCAAAGTATGAAGCTGAACCTGTATATACTAAGGCTCAAGTAGCTGCTGCTATAACTGCTGGTGATGATGCTGTACTTGCTACTGTATCTAATGTAGATAATACATCTGATGTTGACAAACCAGTAAGTGATGCTACTCAAACTGCTTTAGATTTAAAAGCAGACCAATCAACAACTTATACTAAAGATGAAGCTGATACAGCTAATGAAGTGCTACTTCCTTCTGGTATGGTTATGGCATTTGCTAATTCAACTGCTCCTTCAACTTGGCTAGAATGTAATGGTGCTGCTGTTAGTAGGGCTACTTATGCTGCATTATTTACTGCAATATCTACGGTTTATGGTGTAGGCAATGGTTCAACAACATTTAATCTACCTGACCTTCGTGGTGAGTTTATTCGTGGTTTTGACAATGGAAAAGGAACAGACAGCGGTAGAAGTATAGGTACTACACAAGCCGATGCTACTGCTAAGAATGGGTTAAGTGGAAGCACTAATACTACTGGTGCTCATACTCACAATGTTGGAGATAGTACAAATAAGAATAATGCTACTGGTGGTAGTCTATATCCTTATGCTGGTAATGGAACTCAATCTTCTAGTTCTAGTGGTTCTCACTCTCATACTGTTACTATCTCTGGTGATGCAGAGACTAGACCACTCAATATAGCAATGATGTACTGTATCAAGGTTTAATTATGGAAAAACAAGTCCTTGTATTTAATGGCGGATTACAGACTAAACTATCTGCACATT